CTCTTTCAGCCTCCGCAAATTCAGTGCCTGTTTCCCTTAACTTTTTTATTGATACATTTAAATCTTGTATTTTACTATTTAATAAATTAACTAAATCACCATTCATTTTATCAACTCCTTAAATATTGCCATTAGCACATTAACGACAATACTATCTCCTGCTAAATGATATAAACTCGCATCACTTTGATTTTTAGCACACTTTTCGTAATCTTCATCTTTTACTCCCATTAATCTAAAACATTCTCTTGGTGTTAGTTTTCTTATTCTTAAATCACTATTTACTATACCTTCTTTTGGGGTAGTTTGTAATGTATCAGATGTATTTTTTCCAAGTTGTAATCTATCTTTGCCTTTCATAAAATTATCACTTTTAGAATATTGATATGTTCCAACACACACACCAACACAATCATCTCTTGTTGTTAATGTTATCATATTTCCATCATTTTTTTCTACACATTTCTTTTCTCCATCTAGTATTTTTTGAGTGTATGAATGTTTAACTACATCACCTTCTTCTACTAAGCCTTCTTGAATTAACTTATTACACAAATCTCTCTTAAGAGTTTCAACAACTACACCCCTATCACATTGAGTAGTTAATGTTTGTATTTTATTTTTTTGCACTGTCCCCCTATGGTGTTCCATTCTACTTGATATATCTATACCATCACCTTCAGTTGCTTCTAAATAACCTTGTTTTGTAGCATTTTTTATTGGTATACAATGAGGACATCTACTACCACTACTTGTTAATAATGTATCAACTGAACCATCTAAATCTTGTAGTCTACTTTCTAGTTTATATGAATTAAAATTTGTATTTATCATTCCTTGTATCATTTTATCACTCAAATAATACTTCTCATCTACATTATCTTCTAACATATTTTTTAATTTTAATTTAAGCGGTATTGGTTTAGGAAATGTATAACTATAATCTTCTAATATAGATACCATAAAACATCTATTTCTTGTTTGTGGTATTCCATAATCAGTAGCTATTAAATCTTGCCAATAACTTTTATAACCTAATTCTTCTAGTCTTACTTGCCATTTGTGGAAATCAGGCATATTGTCAGTAGAATGCACTTGGGGAACATTCTCCATTAGTAACACTTGTGGCATTGTTCCTAGTTCTTTACACTCTGTTAATATTCTTTCTACTTCCCATAACATTCCGCTTCTTGTTGAAGTATCACTCATACCTTTTCCTTTACCCTCTAAACTTAAATCTTGACAAGGAAATGAATAAGTCAATATATAGTCATATTTATCTGTATCTTCTATTTCTAAACTATATCCTTTTACTTTTTGTATGTTGACCAAGTTGTGTGTTGCAACTATATTATTGAATATTTTTCTAACTTGATTTTCTCCTAATCTTTTAATTTGTTCTAAAGTCATAGGTTCATTATAATTTTGTGATATTCCATAGTTATATAATATATTTATTAATTTTTCATATGATAAATTATTTAACATACTATAATCTTCGTTATCATTAGGAAAATGTATATCTTTATATGCTTGAATTGACTTTACTGCCCATTCACATATTTTCCAATGCTCAAACTCTACACCTAAATATTTTAAAGCTAGTGCTTGTGAACCATAACCCGCAAACATTTCTATTAATCGTATTGGTTTTGTTATTTTATATTTTGGATACATCATATCAAATATACTTGTTTGATTCATAATAACTCCTAAAATGGCAATTCTAACTGATCTGTGGTATATGTTTCTACTTTACTAATTTGTGTTTCTTCTAACTGTTTATCAGTTGTATATTCTTGTACTACTATATACCAAATTGTATGTTGTTTGTTTTCTTTATCTTTGTAATTATAAAACGATAGAAAACCCTTTGTTATATTTATTTTTGTTTGATTTTCTAATTGTGTATCTTTTGGCATTCTAACATCAATATAGCCTTTATCATAAGTTCCATCTTGTTTTTTTGTTGATAATCCTGCTCTATAATGTACTTTGCCATTATCTTCTTTTTTAAATATCATTGTGTTACTACTTGTTATATTCATTATTTATCACTCATCCTATTTAATTCTTTAATTACCTGATTTATTTTTTCAACTATTACTTTAAAATTGTAATCTAATGCAATATTATGTTCCTTTTTTTCTAAACTTTCTATTTTTGCTAATTCATCATCAGGTATAAGTGGTATGTCATTATCTTCTATTACCTCTACTTCTTTATCTAATGCAAACATCATTCTATATCTATCAAATAAATATGTCTGTGCATCTGGTGTTGTTTTTAAACTTTCTTTTGTTACATATCCATCATAATCATTCCAATACCAATCTTCATCATAAATTCTTATATGTTTTGGTTGTGTATTTTCATATATTTTATTTATTAAATCTAAAACTTTCATAATTTCTCTATCTCTTTCAATAATTTTATTAAATCCTGATATGCAGATACTTTACTTACATATCGTTTCTTACCACGTTGTCTATCTTCTATTTCAGCTTTTATTTTTAATTCATATAATTTTTCTATTGCAAATTCTATCATTTAATTTTACCCTATTTTTTTGGCTTTTAAGCCACTTTATTGCCTTTCTAGTATATTTATACTATTTTACTATTTTCGCTTAATGTACCCCTATAAAATTAAGTCTAGCAGGGTGTTTTAATTACAACTAAAAGTTTTTTCTTCAAATGACTTTTCTTTATAGTTTTCTTGTACATATTCTTTGTAATCTTCAAATTCTTCTTGCAAACTTTCTAAATCACTATCTAAATCTTCTACTTTTGCTATTAAATCTTCTACTGATACATAATCTTCATTTTTAAAATGCTTTTCTACTAACCAAGTAGGTAATGTTATTGTTCTTAAAAATACTTCGTCCATTATTTCAACCTCTTATCTAATAATTCTATTGCTTCTTCCATTTGCTTATATGTCATATTTTCATCACTGTCAGTATTAAAATATTTATAAAACTTTTCTCTATCAAATGTATTATCTTTTTCTTCATTTGCTGTAATGTATTTTTTTAATGTACTTGCTATTTTGGTTAATTCTTGTTCTTTTCCTTTTGATAATTGACTAAATCTTATATGATTTTTATTATCACGAATTATTAAATCTTTGATATTATCATTTTCATCATAATCTATTAGTTCAACATAAAAGTATGTCTTTGTTGTATATTTGCCTTTGTCATTCTCAAAAAACTCATTATCTTTGCCTTTAACTACCATATCTTTTCTAGGAAATGTAATTATGCTAGGGCTTGAATATAATTCTCTACCTATTCCCCAATTAACACAAGCTCTTTTAAAGCTATCACTTGCTAAACCCTTTTCTTGTTCTGCAAAACTTTCTGTTCCTGTATCTTCTTTACTTATCCATTCTTTTTTATCTTCATCATAAATTGAAACTATACAATTAGCATTATCTCTTGTATGACTTCTTTTCCAATTTAATGATCCTACTGTTTCATCTAGGATATTCATATCACATCTTGCATCTTTGTATAATAGCATTGTGCAATAATTACTTGCTATTTGGTTAATTCTTACATCAATTTCATCAGCTTTTAAATTTCTAAATTTTTTCATTTTCATCACTCCTCAATATATATTTTTTAAAACTGCAAGTTTTTCCATATCTATTTTTCTTTGTTATCCACTCTTCATCAAATTCACAACCCATTTGTTTTAAATCGTGTATTCTAGCTGATAATCTTGTTATAAATAATTCAGTAAAACTTTCATAAGTTGTTATACTACCTTTTTCTTTTAGATAGTCTAATAGCATTTCGTTTTGGCTCATATTATTCTCCTTTTAAATTATCATTGATTTTATTTCATCACTACTTAAATCTATTTCTCCAAAATATGCTTGTATTAATTTTTTCTTCCCATCATTATTTGACAATTTACTTTTTACTAACTCTAGCAAAGCATCGTATTTATCCCAAAAAACTTTATCATCTAAATCTAATAATTGTTTTCTGCTTACCAATTTGTTGGAATATTTTTTTATTTCTCTTGTAACATAATCAACCGCAGTGCATTTCCTATAATGTTCTTCATATTGATTATAATTTAATGTTTCACCACAATTGTTGCAAACAACAAAATAATCTTTAATAATGCCTTTATCTTTTATTTTAGATAAACCCATTATTATATAATTT